ATCTATCTTTACCTGTTCTTGTTTTAAACGGGTCAGCATGCCGTCTACTTTTGTGTATTTGTTGTGTCGCCATGATCTACCTTTTGGACTTCGCCTGTTGATTTATTAAGTTCATACTCGGGTAAAACTTCTTTCTTTTTCTTACCAAAAATCAAATCCCAATTTTTTTCAAACTGTTCGTTGTTTGGTTTAGATTGTAACCAATCGCCTGTTACATCATTACGTGCGGTCTTCTTCATATGTTCCCTTTACTATCTTTATTACGTCATCATAACTATGTATATATGACTTTAAGCAATATGCCGTTCTTATAGCATTAGGTTTACATTTTACACTATGTATTTGCTTTACGTCTAATACATATACATCGCCATAGTTTGCTTTAAATGTACCTATTACATCTAAATCTTTTTCTTGATATAGCGCACCGTCTGTTTGATTGGGTAGCTTTTCAATATAAGGGGTAATACCATCTTTAATTTTATAAAAACTTGTTATGCCCTCAGCAGTGTCTACATAAAAATTAATAACTGCCTTAATCTTTGTATCAATGTGCGGTATTACATTTGCTATATTTATTAATATTAGCGCGGGTTCAAAATCTTTTCTATACTCTTTAGGTATTATTTCTAGTAACTCATTACTTGTTTTACTATCTATTTTATATGTGGTGTAACCATAAAACTGTCCACCAATAGTTCCACCATATCTAACAAGAACTTCGTTTTCATTCTTTGTATGTAAATTATGTTTTTGAGTGAGTATTTGAAACACTACTTAGCATCCATATAGTTATCACCTACGCCTACCTCACAACCAAGCGGTAAGTCACTACACCATGTTGGAGCAGTAGTCATACATTTTTTAACATACGCTACACATTCATCTACTTCATCTTCGGGACATAGCATAACTAACTCATCATGCACAGTCATTACTACATCATACACTTTCGCTACTTGAATTAATTGTTCCCCTATTATATCACGAGCCAATGATTGTATACAGCGTTGAAAAGTTTTAGATGGATGAATATATTCAGGGATTATTGTTCTGCCCATAAGCTTATCGTATGCCCATGACTCTCCTGTATCCGTCTTTAACTTCCTAAGGTTAGGTAATCCTAGCATCATGCCATTAGGTTTCATCATACCTTCGTGAGGAACACTAGTTATAATACTACCATTACCCATACGATATAATTGACCTGCTCTTATACTTTCAAGCATCGTGCCTGCATCCTGCCAAGCTTCAACAAGTTCGGGATTAGCACGTCTGTAAGCATAGACAATGTTTTTAACTTCGTTAAGTTCTTTCTTTACACCACCTTGTTTTAAGATAGAGTGCATCTTGTTAGCCCCTACCCCATAGATACCTGATAAGTTAACTACCTTAAATATATAGCGTAAGTCTTTATCAACTTTATCATACTCTGTGCCTGTAATTTCCGATGCTGATTGTTTATACAAATCAATACCATCTTTAATCTGCTGTATCTTAGCCGATGATTGAGCAAACCAATAGGCTAGTCTTAACTCAATATTACTTAAGTCAGAGGCTACAAGTTTCCATCCTTTAGGCGCACATATAGCTCGTCTTAGCTCTGATGTTCTAGGTAGGTTCTGTAAGTTAATACCATCAACACCACTCCATCGATGAGATACCACTGCCCCTGAATACTTTAACGGAACGGGTAGCTTACCTCTGTTGGCTATTTGAATAAAGTTTTCTGTTCGGGTTTCTTCGAGCGTAGATTTATTGCCAATACGCGCTGCAGCAAGTGCTTGCACATGTGGTTTCTCATGATCCAATAAATCTTTAAATCCTTCATCAGTCTTCGCAAAAGCATACGTTTCCTTTCCTGTGGTTGCACTAATTTTAACGGGGGGTTCTACACCTTGTTCAATAAGTAACTCAGCAAACTTAGGGTTACTCATCAGTAATTCTTTATCTACGGATACAGAGGCTAGTAGTTTTTCTTTAGCTTCTTTAACTTCGTGGAGATGTCGTATTAACAAACCTTTATTAAGTTCTAATTTAGGTTCTGTAAACATACGGATAGTTAAATCTATAAGACGCATCTCAGGGGCAGTAAACTTATTCTTCATTTTATAAAACAACTGACGAGTAAGTTCTACATCATTGATACAATACTTGGCGTAAGAAGCCATTTCATTTGAAGTAAAATCTAATCTATGTTTACCTAAAGCATCGCCTACTTCTGTGCCTTTAACTCCTATGCCATAGAATGTTGATAGATTAGCTAATGATACAGACTCAGTAAGTCCATGTAAGATTTGACCCATACTCATGGTATCAAACAAACCTAGTGGATGAATGTCAAATATCCATGAAAGAATAGCCGCATCAAACCGCATGTTGTGTCCCAATACAAAGCTATTTTCTAAGTCAAACCCTTTAAGAAAAGTTTTTATCTCGTCATGAGTGCCTGTGTTCCAATAGGTTGTTGTGCCATCGTTGACCGCAACTCCAATAACTTCAAACATATCACTACGAATATATTCTTCGGTAGTAAATTTCTTTAATCCATACTCTTTATCGTAGTATGTTTCAAAGTCAAGCGTGATTAGTTTAGGCATTACTTACCCCTAACGCGGGCTTTGACTGCATGCTCATATATAGCCGCAATGTCAATAACTTCCTCTGACTTTAATCCTTTAGGTCTGATTTTGATAACACTATGATGAATGGTAACGATTAAGTTTCTTTCGCCACGATCAAAAGTCGTAGCAGATGTTTCCCTAGTAGTAGGGTTAGTTGATTTTGTAGCCATTACTCTCTCCTTTATTTGCGTCTATTGACGTTATAGTCCCAATCGTCAGCACAATCTTTATCGCACCAACGTCTTGAGTCATTAAGTTTCGTGCCACAATTTAAACAGTGACCCGTTCCTTCTATATATTTAATACCATCCAATTCCTTACGGCGGAGGGTATCTTCAAGTTCTAACCTTGCTTGTGTTTTATCTGCATCATCTGACATATTTAAGCTTTTGTAATACCAATCGAATTATAAGTAAGTCTATCACTAAAGAGAAAGTATAGGGAGCATCTTCCTCTAAAAATTTAAGTTCTAAGCCTACCATAACTCCTGATATTAACGCAAGCTGAAATACCCACATTATTTAGAATTCACAGATTGTTTCTCTACAAATGCTACTAACTCATTAACATACCATTGTGCTTTTTTCAAGTCCATAAGTGTTGACTCTTTTAATCCTGCCCTTGACAAATACTTAATAGCAGTTAAACGTAAGTGCCCTGAAAACTCTTCGGGTGTTGACTTAGCTTCCATATAATCTATAGTCTCAATCCCACCATGTGTGTAGTGTGGTGGTTGATTGACCATGTCTTTTACTTGTTTGTATTTCTTTAATATCTTTTTTAACATTGTCATGTCAAAGTCTCCAATCTTTGTTCTAAAGCTTCTAAATCATTTTCATTTACAACTAGGGCAATGCCTTCATTATCGCGTATAGCTTCAAGGTTTCGTAGCTGTAATTCTGTAGGGCGATTAGTTCCTGCCTTACATTCAATACCTACAAACCTACCTCTAATACAAGCAATAATGTCAGGCACTCCTATACTTGTGTATGCGCCAGCAACGGGGAAAAAATAATATACTCCCCGCGCCTTTAACATTTTAACTACTTGTTGTTTAACCCATTTTTCTTTTATGGGTTGTTTCACGTTGGCATCTCCATAATCCGTCTTACAACTTCAGCTTTCTTGTTATGGAATTCCATAGACTTTTGATCAAGTAACCTTTGGTCTATTTGTTTTCTAAACGCTGTATCTATTCGTAACATAGCCGCTTTATAATCTAGATACACTGCATCTGTAGGGTTCTCGGGAATAATAAAAAATTGCCCATCTCTGACACCAATGTTTTCTACAAACTTACCTGTCTCTGTAAGTTTAAGTATAGCCATCTTTTCTTTATCTTCTTGTGGCACGATGGATGAATTTTCATCCATGACGTGATATATTTTCATATGTTCTCCATAATTTGATTTACACGAGCAAGTATTTCTTGTCTTGCACCTTTACTATCGCGTAACTCATCAGCTGTAACTCCTACTAATGATTGTTCTAATGCTTGTCTTGCGTGTTCTAATTTTGGGTCTTTTGTTACATTAAGCCTTGTTAATAGATTTGTCAACTCTAACGCATTATCTACTAAACTATTTCTGAATATCTTTTTATCATCGCCACTCAATCTATCTACCATATGTTCTAGTGTATTGTGTAACCTAGACCATGCGTCACTCATAGCGGCTTCAACGCGACCTTCATATGCTTTCTGATATTCTTTCTGCATCTCATCTCGTATGTCATCTGCGATGTCAACACGGAAGTCCTTTGTTTCAGGCACAGGCATAATAGTATAACGCAGATTAAACTTAGATGCAATCTTGTCTGCATCGGGATATTCATTTCTATCAAACAACTTACCCAATTTAAATGCCATACTTAATATGATGTTTGGGTATTGTTGTATAAACGTATTGATACGAGATTTAAATTCCGCTTCATAGATACCTAGCTGTTGCTTGTAATCAAAGAAGTTATTCATAGGTAATAACCTTGTGCCTGTATCTGACCAAGGCAGAGTTTGTCTACCATGCCAATCACGAATTTCATTTGCTAACTTTGTGATAGCATCTAGTTGGTCTGAACCTGCAAGGATATGTTTGTTATAATTACCTGCCTTGATGGTTGTGTTTTTGTTTATATCAATTTCTTTAGACACATTCTTATCTAGTTTCCTAGCTGTCCATATTGATATGTTTAAGTCAATTAAGACTGCACTGCTCGCTATACTGATACTCATTTTATTTCCTCCTCTACGTTGATAATTTTATGTAATGCAGGGTGATACAATAAATGCTTATATGTTTCTTCAAAATCTAAACGCTTGTATTTCCATTTAGGTTTCCTGTCTTTAAACCAATCTGTATCTACTAACTGCATCAATACATGATGCAAAGCCCAATAGTCCATACGATATTCTTCACCATTATGGTCTCGAACCGATATTACTGTCCCCCATTTACAAGATAATAGTGATACGCTTTTAGGTTTAGCCATGATTTAATCCTTAATAACTATCTGCAAAGTCATAGAAATTAACATCAACAACACCTAACTCTCGTCTTTCCATCTTATCTAAAAAGTCTTTGAGTTCGCCATCAATAATATTATCCATTACTATATATTTTTTAAGATTGATAGCATCGTGTTTATCAAATTTATATACTCTTACATCTGATGATGTTTTATTTTCATCAGCAATTTTGATGGTTTCATCTAAGTTTCTTCTTTCCCAATCAGACAAATCATCTTTTAATTTAGTTATTGCGGCTACTTCTTTAAGTTTGGAAAAGAAAGGATGATT